TATTCAACTGGCAATCATGCAAACAAAACGCCAAACATAGGTGTTATTACAAATAAAGCTGGTATCAAAAATACTGAGATGTTTAATTCCAGAAGAGTTTTGTTTTCGTCTGGAATTTTCAATTCAGCAAGCAATTATATTAAAGAAAATGATCCAACATCTATTGATTCTGATGATGATACATATAACTATGTGATACAAAGAGAATCAGCCATTCGCAATTTGATGAATCAGAGATTGAAAGTTGTTATGCCAGGAAACTTTGATTTGATTTCTGGCACAAACGTGAACATAACAGTTCCAACAATTAGTGAACAATCTTCGGAAAAAAATCAAGATAACATGGACAAATCAAAAAGTGGTAAGTATTTAATTGTAGCTACCAGACAGATGATTACTTACGATAAACATGAAACTATTATGGAAATAGCGACAGACTCCACAAACAAAGATACAGTTTATCAAAGCACACAGATACAAAACGATTTAGCGGATTTCTATGGATAATAATTTTGCTGGCATGAATGGTTTTATTTGGTGGGTTGGCGTAGTTGAAAATCGCTACGATCCACTAAAGCTAGGACGTTTGCGTGTCAGAATTGTTGGCTGGCACAATGAAGATAAAAATGAATTGCAATCCGAACATTTGCCTTGGGCTGATGCACTTACTCCACTAACCCACACAAATGCTTCACTTGATGTAAAAGAAGGCGATTGGGTTACTGGATTTTTTACTGATGGAACTAATGCACAGAAGCCAGTTGTCTTCGGTCAATTGAATGGAATAAAATCTTCCGAATTTAATACGAATCAAGGATTTTCGCCACAACTTACTGATGCTCAAAAGGCAATACAGCCAAAAGCGGCTGATGCTATTGTAATGGAAAAACTAGATGAACCTACTACACCAAGAACTGCAAGAGGCGTAGTTGAGGGAACTCCAGTTGGCATAGCAAACGAGAAACGAGCGCACGTTTGTGATATCAGAGAAGAAATGAAAATGGCAGCGGCCCTAGCGAGACTTAAATTTTCTCAATTGGTACAAGCAATAAGAACAGCAGTAAGAGCAATTTTAGATGCATTAGGAAATTCACCAGATGGAATAGTGGCTAGATTTATTGAGATTGCAAAAGGATTATTGAGAGATTTAAAATTCATACAATCTATCATAGAAGAAATACGTGACTGGACAAAAGTGATTGTAGATTTTGCAAAAAGAGTTCGTGCTATGATTGATTGGATATTAACATTACCTAAAAAATTATTAGCCTTTCTCAAGGATTGTTTAGCTGAATTGTACGCATCTTTAAAGACCGGAATAGCAGATTTATTTTCTCTTTCTGGCGGTGTTGGTGATAATACTGAATCTGGAATAACAGAAGCCATGAGTGTATTTGGTGAAATTGTAGATACTGCCAAATCAACTGTTCAGGCTGGTATTGAAGTTGTCCAAGCGCCGGTCGCTATTGTGGCTGCTTTTACTTCACCAGCTTCTGCGGCTGATATTACTAAAGCTGGAGATTTAGTTACCGGCTATCTATCGGCCACGGCGTTAAATAATGCATCTTCAAATACAGTAACTGATATACAAAATAGCAGTTCTAATTTACAAATGGCTTAAATTATGGCAGATACCCTAGAAAATCCCGATGAATTAAACAAACCAGCCAATGATGAATCTTGGACCGAAAGGGAGTCCGAGGCCAGCATTGAAAATCCACCAACTTATCCACATAACAAAGTTATGATGACTGAATCTGGTCATCTATTTGAAATGGATGATACACTCGGTCGGGAAAGAATTCGTCTACAACACGGTGGTGCAAAAAATAACGGAGTTGGTTCATTCTTTGAAATGCATTCAAATGGTGACATGACAACAAAAATACAGCGAGACAATTATGAAATTGTTCTTGGTAAAAATAGGGTATTGATTAAAGGCGTGTGTAATGTTACAATAGAGGGTGATTCGGTCGTGCATGTTAAGGGTAACAAGTATGAGAGAATTGATGGAGATTTAGTCCAAGAAGTTCGTGGTAATGTTACTCAAAACTTTAAGAAGAAAGCAAAGATTCTTTCTGATGGAGATATGTCTATTGGTTGTGGAGATCCAGCAACAGGAAAATTGTCTATATCAAATGGTGACCACACCTATATACAGGGTGATTTAGTTGTTGCTGGTTCTATTGAAGCCGATATGGTGACAGCAAAAACAAAAGTAAATGCCGGCAAACAAGTTAATGCTGGTCCACTAGGATTTGTATCTGAAACTGGCGGTCTTGCTGTAGGTTTTCCAGTAGCTATACCATATTGCATTACTGCACCGGAGGGTTTCATATCGGCAGGTACAACAGTTTTTGCTGGCGTTTCTGTTGAAGCTCCTTTGGTCGCAGGCGTCATAGTTACCGACGTGCTTGGGCCAATGCAAATGATGAGAGATATTTACAACTTCCATCAACACACTGGTGTTCATGGAATTACTAGCGAACCGCTAGAACCTATGCTTTGATATGGAGATAAAATGAGTAGCATTTTTGGTAGATTGGGTTATGATTTTGATAGCACCAAATTTGGTGATTCTTTAACTTTGCCGGATAAAGTTAAAACTTATTTAAATACTGCGCCAGTTAAATTAGAAACTTGGCAACTAAATGATATTGCTAATGGAAATATTCAACTGACAGATTACTATAAGAATCCTGTTTTGAATATTTGCAATCAAATAATGGCAAATGTGAATACGATAATTGCTGTGGTAAATACTATAACAACATATGATTCTTTGTCAGCAAACGATGTAATGATTACATTATCATCCAATGTTAACAGTACAATTATTGAATTTCAAAAATTCATATCTCATACATCTAATGTATCCGGAGTCACTAATTCTAGAAAAACGGCAGGGACTGATATTGATTACCCAGACTATAACAAAGCAGTAAACTTGGGACAGCAATTGTTGTTATTGACAAATCAATCAGATTCTGTACAAAATTCTACGCCATTGTTGGGTAGTATGACCAGTTTGTTTGTTGGTGATGATTTAATCGCAAACTTAACAGTTTTTCTTTCCGATTTAAGCACATTGAATGCCAGCATTCGCCCAGTAACAACATCAAACATAACATTAAGTCAAGCAACCGCAATATTATCCCACATTAACACAGCAAACAATTTAGTCACAACCAGAAAAGACCACGATTTTAATTTCTATAGAAATGGCCAAATTGTAATGACCGATTACAATAAAGTTAGTCGTTTGACTAAACTCGGAAATACGCAGACTTATTTGGTGAATAATTTGATAGGCACAGACAGGTATAAAGATAACGTCTAGGTAACTAAGATAAATAAAGCATGGCCACAGTAGTAAGCGCAACAACTAGAAAATACAAAGACTTGGACTTGTCTTTCACAGCCCATCCTATAAAGAAGGATGTGAATAAGCACGTTGACGAGATGGCGGTAATCAATTCGGTTAAGAATTTGATTTCAACTTCTCGGTACGAAAGACCTTTCCAGCCTCAGTTGGGATCCGGTGTTCGGAACTTGCTATTTGAAAACATGGATTCCATTACATCTTCCGCTCTGAAGCGTGAGATTGTTCAAACACTAGAAAATTATGAGCCAAGAGTTATCGTAAAAAGCGTTGCTGTTTCGCCAAATTATGAAAACAATTCTTACAGTATCGGTATGACATTTTTGATAGTCAATAGAACAGACCCAATAACAATAAACTTCTTCTTACAACGAGACAGATAAGATGGCGGACCGTTTAAATGTAACTGAATTAGATTTTGATTCTATCAAAACTAATCTTAGAAATTTCCTAAGACAACAAACCGAATTTCAAGACTATGATTTTGAAGGTTCTGGCTTAAGTGTTCTATTGGACATTCTAGCATACAATACACATTACAATGCATATTACTTAAATATGATTGCCAACGAAGCATTCCTGGATAGTGCTTCTCTTAGAAACTCAGTTGTTTCACATGCAAAACGAGTTGGATATACACCACGTTCAGCTAGAGCGCCAAGAGCAATTGTTAATGTAACTATTCAAACAACAAATTCTACTCCGGGCTCATTAACTCTGCCTAGAGGTTATGCATTTTCGTCTTCACAATTAGATGGTGTATCATACAAGTTTGTTACCGTAGAATCTACAACAGTTTCCAAAACAGCAAACAATTTTGTTTTCACAAATGTTCCAATCTACCAAGGTCAACTAGTTTCATACTCTTATACCAACAGTTATTTTTCCAACCCAAAACAACTATTTACAATACCAGATGCAAACATTGATACAACAACTTTAAAAGTTTCTGTAAAGCAATCATCTTCAAATACCGAAACTGTTGTTTATGATTTGTCTACGAATGCACTTACCGTAGATTCAACATCGGAAGTTTATTACCTACAAGAAGGTAAAAACGGACAATACGAAGTTTACTTTGGTGATGACACTTTAGGTAAAAAGATACCGGATGGTGGTGTAATTACCCTAGAATATTTGATTACCAGTGCAGATGCATCAAACAAAGCAAATAGTTTTGTTTCTTCCGCAACAGTTGGTGGATTTAGTTTAATTTCCGTAAATTCAATTTCTGCGGCTGCTGGTGGTGTCACCAGAGAATCAGTAGATTCAATTAAATTTGCCGCACCTCTTGCTCTACTATCACAGAATCGTGCTGTGACCAAAAATGATTACATCAAGTTAATTCAACAAAACTATCCAACTTTTGAAGCGGTGAATGTATGGGGTGGAGAAGAAAATGATCCACCAGTTTATGGTAAAGTTTTCGTGTCAGCCAAACCAAAATTAGGTTTTGAAGTATCTGATACTGAAAAAGACTTTGTAAAAAATACCATATTGAAGCCAATCAGTATGTTGACAATTACACCAGAAATTGTTGATATTGACTACAATTATCTAAAAGTTGAAGCAAACGTTTTCTATAATAAATCTAAATTGTCATTAAACGATTCTGAATTGAAAAGTGCAATAACAACTTTAATTAAAAATTATACTTCTACGAATTTGAATCAATTCAATACTTATTTTAGATTTTCTGGTCTTGAAACTGCGATTGATAATTTTGATAGGTCAATTATATCCAACGAAATAAGTTTGTTTGTTGCTAAAAAATTCAGACCAGATTTGATTAATTCCGATACATATATTCTTGATTTTGGATTTGAATTGGGTAGAGGAACAACAAACGATAACTTCTACTCAACACCAGATTTCACAATGACAGATGAAATTGGAGTTTCTCGCCAGTGTTTCTTTGAAGAAGTTCCATCATCGTTTTCTGGACTAGAATCAGTAACGGTAAGTAATCCAGGTTTCAATTACACATCAACACCAAAAGTTACCATTGTTGGTGACGGAGAAGGTGCATTAGCAGTTGCAGAAATAGTGAATGGAAAAATAAACAAAATTACTGTCACAAATCCAGGCATTGGGTACACTACAGCCGCCGTTCAAATCACAGGCGGCGGTGGATCATTAGGTGCAGGCTTGGCTGTGCTTGAAGGTCGTTATGGACAAATCAGAATTTCATACTTCAAGCCGGATGAAATCAGTAGTCAAAGTACCAAAGTTATTTTGAACAAAAATAAAAACAATGGTGTGACTGGAGTTATTGACTATTTAATGGGTAAAATAACAATCAGTAATTTTAATCCAACAGCAGTTAACAATGACTTCGGCGATATCATGGTACACATTAAGCCAAAGATTAGTATCATTCAATCAAAATTAAATAAAATGCTTGTTCTGGATGCAGATGATCCTACCAGCGTTACTGTTAAGACTACTACAATTTAATGGAAAATGTTCGCACATCAAACCTGGTATCTTCACAGTTACCAGATTTCGTAAGAAGTGACTATCCAAAATTTGTCACATTCTTAGAGAAATACTATGAATGGCTGGAAACTACAAATAGCGTTTCCTATGAAATTGATGCATTGCGTAATGCAAATGATATTGATAGTTCCGATGACTACTACATTGAACAACTAAAGAAGGACTTGGCTCCTTATTTTCCTCAAGATATTGTAACCGACAAAAGACTATTTCTAAAACTAGTCACTCAATTTTATAGATCCAGCGGAACACAAGAATCCGTCAAGTTTCTTTTTAGGGCATTGTACAATGAAAATATTGATATCTACTATCCAAAAGACGATATTCTAAAAGCATCTGATGGTAAATGGGTATTGCCTTTAGCACTTAGAATTGATACCAATGATAACAATATTTTCAACATTGCAAAAACTCTAATCACTGGTCAAAAATCAAAAGCTACTGCGCTTGTTGAAAAAGTAATTCAATCTGTTGACCGTCAGCTTGGTATTACATATACGGAAATTTATGTTTCAAATGTTCAAAGACTGTTTACAACTGGCGAAAATGTAACTGCAACATATGTTGATGAAGATACTGGTCTGAATGTTACTGTTACTGGTCGCTTGATTGGCGCACTATCCGAGATAAAAATTAATCCTACAAATAGAGGACTTTTTTATAGTGCATTTGATACTGAAACTGGATATGATGGCGATCCAGTTAGTATTGTTGGTGGATTGAATCCTGTTGCGAATACTCCAATTGGAGCCATTGCATATGTCGGAGCAGTAACAAAAGGCGGTATCACGGATATCATCGTTGAAAAAGGTGGCTTTGGCTTCAGAGATCCTGTGATAAATTTAAATTCATCAATCATTGACTTTAAGGGTGGATTTGCAAACGTTGCTTTTGGCACAGAAGCTAAAGCATCTATTAATTTGTTGGACACCACAATATCAAGATTGATAAATGTATCTAACATGTCTGTTGCGACACTAAATTCAATAAGACCAAATATTGCAAACGTTGAAAATGTCACCGTAGCAAATGTAATGACATATTCCGCTTTTACTGTTTTTCCAATTTCTTTTGTTACTGTAGATGGTTCTGGTGGTGGATATCGTGATAAGCCAACAGTTGAAACTTATAGTTTATATAATGAAAGCTATGATGATATTTTAGTTTGTAACACTCGTACAATCGTAAAAGGAACTTCACTAATAAATGATACAACACAAGACTTAACAGTTTCTTTTGAAACTGGTGATTATGTTAGATTGTTTATCAATAACAAATTTGAAGCAATTCGTGAAGTTTCTTATGTTGATACAAATAATTTATATTTTGCTGAAGCATTTCCTAACGACCTAATAAATGTATCGGTTTATAAAATTCTTAGAAACGATTTGTACAGGATCGGTTCACTTGGAAGAATAACGGTCAACAGTGGTGGTACTGGATATGCTAACGGCGACATTTTAATTTTTACTGGCGGATCGGGATATGGTGCAAATGGATTTGTGAATGTTTCATCTGGAGTAATTACTTCAGTTACCATTAATAATCATTCTTCAAATGCTTTTGTTATTGGTGGAGAAGGATACACAAGAGATTCATTACCAACTATTACTGTTCAATCAGTTTCTGGTACGAGTGCTAATTTGACGGTTGCACAAATAACAGGTGATGGTGAACAATACGGATTGACAACATCAAGAATTGGTGCTATAACATCATTGAGAGTTATTAGTTATGGTTATGATTATGTTGAAGCACCATCAGTTTCTTTAAGAAATGCAGATTTAGTTTTGAACAGCGTAACATCAGGTCAGCTATTCGTTTCAAATACGTCAGTATATCAGGGCACATCAAACTCTACTTCAACATTTAGTGCTACGGTGGATTCATACGATACAGGCACTACGACTTTGAGAATTTTTAATTATCGCGGCGTATTTGACGCCAGTAAAACTATCAAGTCGGATGATGGTATAGTTAGTGGAAATGTAACGTCATCGTTATTCTATGGTGATGGTAACGCAAAAGCTACAGCAAACTTTGAAAATGGGTTGATTCGTTATCCTGGTATTTACTTGAATACTGATGGACAAATTAGTGCGGATAAGAAGTTACAAGACGGCGAAAAATATCATAACTTTTCATACATCATTAAGTCACAAACCGACTATTCTAAGTTTAAGAAGCCACTAAACGATATTGTTCATCCAGTTGGAACAAAAACTTTTATTACTAAAATTGATGATAATGAAGAAATGCTGACGCAGGTTAACACTTCATCTTTTATAACAATCACATCTCTTGCGGACACTTACAACATTGCCAATGGTTCTAATAAAATTATTACTACAAATGCGAGTGCAAATCTCCAATCTACAGTTAATGTCGGCGATTTAATTCTTCTGTCAAATGTCCACAAAAGATTGCAGAATACAGTTAATGTTGTTTCTGGCTCAAACATCTTGTTTGGTGCGGCTAATAGTGTCAACTTCATAAATGACCTGCAAGACGGCGATACGATATATTTGTCAACTGGTAATACGGTATCAATTAAAGAAGTTACCAATTCTTCTTTTGCTATACTAGACACTATAATTAATGTAACATCAACTTCAGCGACTGTTAATTTGGTTTATACGGCTACAGTTAGAGCGAATTCTAGAAATGCAAATACTATTTTTGCAAGTAGCATATTTACATCAAACGGCAGCAATTTGAGCGCAACCATTCAAAAAGTTAGATAAATAGAAACATGTCAGCACTCTTAACTAAAAATTTCAAAATTTTAATGGCAGAGCAAGTCTATAATCAGTTGGACTTGGGAGCAAATGCATATTTGCCCGCCGAAAAAAAATCTTATATGTATGCTTTTTTTGGCAGACATTTACCATGGAATTCAGGAACCGAAGTGGAAGGATCTCCAGCGGAAACGGATTCGGCTATAAATGATTACTACAAACGTGGGGTTCTTGCGAAACAAATATCTTTGGAAAATGCATCTCTTGTTATTCCTAGAAATGATTGGACGTCCAACACAGTATATAATACGTATGAAGCCAACACAAATTATTATATAATAAATTCTAAGGATCAAGTTTTTAAGTGTCTTTCAAATGTTTCGCCAGGCACAGCTTCTACAGTATCACCAGAATTGACGCTATCAACAACTTCACTAGAAGAACCTTATGTTGAGACTTCCGATTTTTATAAGTGGAAGTATATGTACACATTAACATCTGTACAGAAACAAAAATTCTTAACTGATGATTGGATGCCTGTATCAGTAAACAAGTTTGTAAGAGCCGCAGCCGAACCAGGCTCAATTGATATTGTGACTGTAACAAATTCTGGTAATAACTACACAGTTGGTACTGTACAAAATATCATTACAATTGATGGCGATGGAACAGGCGCAGTATTAAAGGCAAACGTTTCAGGTGGTAAAATACAAAATATAGTTATCCAAAACCGTGGAAATTATTACACTTATGCCAATCTAACTTTTACCGATGTTAGTGGTGGCATAGGGACATTAGCGGCTGCTGAAGTCTCAATTGCTCCACATAATGGACATGGATATGAACCGACTTATGAGTTGGGTGGTTCCACAATAATGTTTAATGTGGAATTTGACGAAGATGAGGGTGGAGTATTACCTGTGGATAATGATTTCCGTGAAGTTGTCATTTTACGAAATCCATATCTATATAATACAACAACATTAGCTACCGGACAAAAATATTCTTTATACACTCTTGTTAAAGTTTCGCCAGGTGTTGGTGACTTTAACAACGATGAAGTTGTTTATCAAGGAACAACATACGCAAGTGCAACATTTACCGCTGATGTAATTTCGTTTAGTGAAACACCCAATTTATTGTATTTAAACAATGTTCGTGGAACATTACAAACAAATCAAGCGATTAGAGGTCTACAAACAGGCGCTATTCGTATCGTGAACACAGTTACAAATCCTACTCTTGATTTGTACTCTGGAAAGATATTATACATATCAGATAAACTGCCAATTACAAGAGACCCAGCCCAAACCGAACGAATTCGTTTCATTTTGAGTTTCTAAACGAGGAATAAATGACTGCTACCTTTAACTACGATCCATATTATGATGATTTTGATGAAGATAAAAACTTCATGCGTGTTTTGTTTCGTCCTGGATATTCGGTTCAAGCCCGTGAATTAACACAGCTACAAACTATATTAGCTAACCAAATTGAAAAATTTGGTAATCACATTTTTAAGAGTGGTAGTCCGATTGTTGGTGGTAAAGTTTCATTAGACACTAAAGCAAATTATGTTGTTCTGGCTGCTCAGTATAATAACTTGGACGTTGATGCTACACAATTTCTAAACAAGACTGTCGTTTCATATAATTCATCAAAAATAATTAGAGCAAAAGTTATTGCAATTGACACATCAACGGCAAATCCTATTCTTATTTTAAAATATTTAAGTGGCGAAAGATTTGCCGAATCGGATGAAATTCGTGTTTATGGTCAAGAAATTTATGCTCAATTAAGATCCACATTGGCTGTTGGCGGTTCTTACATAGCTAAATTACAAGAAGGTATATATTACTTTAAAGGACAATTTGTAAAAGTAGTTCCACAATATCTTATTCTTGAAATTTTTTATCGTGTAGGATATAACACATCAACAATTAATTTAAACCCATCATACAAAATCGGTATTGAATTTACCGAAACCATTGTTGATGAAATTGACGATACATCCCTATTGGATCCAGCACAGGGAGCATTTAACTATCAAGCACCAGGAGCTGAACGTTATGCAATTCAAACTTCTCTAGCAAAGAGAACATTAGATTCTGCTGATATTTCAACATTCTTTGAAATTGTTCGTCTTGTTAATGGTGTAAAAACAAAAGAGATTGATTATCCAATCTATAGTGAAATTGAAAAAACTTTAGCTCGCCGCACACATGATGAATCTGGAAACTATACGGTGGATCCATTTGTCGTTTCTCTTGAAGAAGGTGATAGTGCTAATGGCAAATTTAACGTTGTTTTGGATCCAGGTAAAGCGTATGTGAGTGGTTATGAGTTTGAAACTATTGCTCCAACAATTATTGAAGTTGATAGAGCAAGAGATGTTTCAAATGTTTCAAGTTTTGATTTACCAACAAATTATGAAAGTAGTTTGGTTCTAGCGAATGTTCGCGGCACACTTGATATTACTTCATTCCCATCTTTGGATATCCATTCGGTTCCATTTACAGATATAAGTTTATCAACAACTGCGACATATAATTCTACCAAAATTGGTACAATTTATGCAAACATGATTCGCTACAATGATGCATACAATTCGGACATTGGTAATACTCACACATTTACTGTAAATACATTTGGTGCTAATACTGTTCCAATTACAGGAACATTAGCCGCAGCTGGATCATCTGCTACCACAATTGCAATTCCTACCGCATTCAATGCTGGTTTGCCATTAAATGCATATGCAAACATGTATTTTCAAATTACCAATGGTTCTGGCGCTTCATTATCACCAATTCTAATTACAAGTTCAAATACTGTAACTCTTAATTTAGCATCATCATTAACTTTTATTCCAGGATCAAATACTTTTACGATTCAATCCGACATTAAAAATGCAGAATCATTAACTATAAGTGATGGAACATACATTCAATTTGCGGGCAACGTTGATACAGACTCAAAAGATCCAACTACAGGATTTGTTTCTATTAGTGAACCAACAAGAACAAGTCTTGTTTTTGAAACTCCATATGAGGCGATTAAAGCTAATACAATTAGCAATATGGATTTTCAAGTAAGAAAGAAATATACGGGGATAACATCTGGTGGTAAATTTACTGTAACCGCTTCAGGCTCAGACACTTTTTCATTCTCAACTGGATCAGGAACAATTTCGGATTCATTGATTCTGAATAACATGATTTGTTTTGTTCGTTCAGATAGTGCGAGTAATACTCAATATGGTATTGCTCCTAATACAGCAATTAGCTTATCAAATAATAACTTCACAATTACCTCAGTTTCAACATCATCATTTGAAGTTGATTTGAAAACTGTAAGTGATGCTATTAGAGTTGATTTGCTTGTAACTACAAAAATCAATAATGCAGAAGATGGCTCAACTGGTGTCACAAAGCGTAAACAATTAGTACCAATTACAGGCGGAACAGATTTACATTCATTGATTCCTTATGAAATGAATACTGCTGGAACTGAAGGAACAACTGTTCTATATTCAGCAAATACATCCGGCGAAGTAACATATTTTTCAGGTGGTGCGGTATTCAAAAGTATCGGCGCAACTAACTTTGATAACGGCGCTGTGTTAACAGATTTAAGAACACCAGGAAAAGTAGTTAGTTTGCAAGTTCCTGATGTGTATGAAATTATTGGTATCTATGATTCTAAAAATACAGGATCAAATGTAACATCTGCTATGCTGACAACTGCATCCAATGATATCACATCAAACTATGAATTTGACAACGGTCAACGCAAAACACATTATGACCATGCAACAATTAAATTGAAACGTGGTTATTCTGCGCCCGTAGGAAAAGTATTTGTGCAATATAGATACTTTAAAAACTTGTCCGTATTTGCAGGATTATTTGATGTTGATTCATACTCAAAAGGTTCAAATATTTCTTATTCGGATATTTCCAAGTTTGATAATAAAGAAGATAAAAAACTTATTTCTTTAAGAGGCGCATTTGACTTTAGACCATCCAAAGCTGTGGGTGGAACATCGTTGTCTGGAGCATTGAATCCTGAGCCATTGGAAAATATCACAATGGATTATGATTATTTCTTGCCAAGAATTGACCAAGTTGTAGTTAAATCTTCTAGAGAAATTGGAGTACTAAAGGGACAATCTGCGGTTGTTCCAGTACCTCCTCCAGTAGATACAAAAGATATGTTGATTTATACTCTGTATATTCCAGCATACACAGAAAGCGTAAAAGATATCCGCGCAGATTTTAAGAATCATCGTAGATATACTATGAGCGACATTCAAGCGTTTGAGGATAGAATTCGCGGACTTGAGTATTATGTTGCATTGACAACATTGGAAAAAGATGCCGCATCAACAAAGATTCTTGATAACAATGGTCTAGAGCGTTCAAAATATGGTATTCTTGTTGATAACTTTACATCAAAAGATTCACAAGCCACATTCTCGGATGTGGATTATGATAATAGAAACTTGATTGATGCAGGAAGATTATATCCAGCTTCTCTAATGAGAACTGTTGCATTGGAGGCTAATACATCATTGAGCACCGGAGCAACAAAAGTTGTTGGCGCTGGTACCAAAAAAGCGTTAATGCTTTCTTATAGCACGACTGAATTTGCAAAACAACCTTATGCAACAAAATCATTAGCGATTGCTGATGCAACTTTTGCTAACTTCAAAGGCAAAACAAAATTATTCCCAGAATTTACTGGAGATGTTGATACTGGTTCTACAGCAAGAGTTACTTTAAACTCAACTCAGGGTATTGATAATGCTTTCAATTTTATCAATGATGCATTTAAGTATGTCGCAGACAACAATAAACAATGGGCTGATGATAGAAATAGTCCTTTTGCACAAATCGCCGATAGTAAGTGGTATAAAACACTCAAAGAAACAGATTATACTAAACAAACCACGGTTGGTTTGGGAGGAAGAACTTTTGGTGTTTATGCGGCCGTTAATGATAACACTTATTTGACCAAGGGCGCAGAATTAAATCAAAAACAAATTACGACTTCAACCTCACAAGTGGATGTAGGAACTTTTGTTACAGACTTAGCTATTCAACCATACATGAAGTCAAAGCAAATTCTTTTTGCTTCTGATGGAATGAGACCTTCAACAGTAATGTATTCTTTCTTTGATAATACCGATGTTAACAAATACATTGTAGTGCCAAACAAAGTTACATTAAATGCTAATACAACTTTGATTTCGGGTGAATCAATTCTTACAGCAAATACTATTGCAGACTTGACCGCAAACTTAGTAAGTCTGTTATCTGGTGGAAATTCTTTTGATGCTGGATTTGTTGTTGTGAGTGAGCCCGGTTCAGCCAATGTCTCTATTATTAATGAAACTGGTAAGCCACTTTCTAGTAAATATGTTTATGGTTTGGATAGCGGTAAATACTATACAGTAAGTTCCGTGACTGACCATCGTTCCGGTGTAACAAGAGGAATTGGTGCTACAACAATTACTCTTGCTTCTGATGCGCCAGCTTACAACATAGCTGGAAATACAATTACTCTTATTCGCTCAACTTCATCATTTGAAGGAGTTGGAGCACAATTCACTGTAACAGCATATGATACCAGCACAAAGGTTGCTACAGTAAGTGGAGCAACTGCGTATGTTGGTGGAACATATGTCTATAGTTTTGGCACAAACATGTCTAACAAACTTGGACAAGTTGGCGGTGCATTCTATATGCCGAAAGCAACATTCCGTTCTGGCGAAAGAAACTTCCGTATTACCGAATCTTTTAATAATACGTATGATGCAGATTCAATTTCATTCTCCGATAAAACATACAATGCAACCGGTTTAACTGTAAACAAAACAACTCTTGTTGATACTGTATTGAATGTTGATGTTGATAGAAAAATTGTTGGTATACAAACTTCCGATAGACTAGTTGGTTCAGTAGCCGCAGGACAAGAATTATTATCAACATATCAGGTAGGAGGAACTGATCCTCTTGCACAAACATTCTTCGTTGATCCAGTTACATATCCACAAGGTTTGTACTTAAGTAGTGTTGATTTATTCTTTAAAGCAAAGGATGATGGTAATTTGCCAGTGACGCTACAAATTCGCCCAACTGTAAATGGATTTCCATCTTCAGATTACTGGTTTCCAGAATCCGTGGTAACAAAATATCCATCACAAATTAATATATCGGAAACGCCAAGTGTTACTGATTCAAGCACATCCACTAATTTTGAATTTAGTTTTCCAGTATATTTAAAACCTGGTCAATATGCGTTAATTGTTTTAGCTGATACTCAGGAATATATTGTTTGGGAAGCCGAAAAAGGTGGAACAACTACCAACAATGAGTATGTGGATAAACAGCCATACATGGGTACTTTGTATAAATCACAGAATACCGCAGAATGGACTCCTTTTATTAATGAAGACTTGATGTTTAGATTAAATCGTTGTGTTTTCACAACGAATAGTACTGCGACATATTACTTGAGAAATCAAGCATTGTCAACTAGCACAAACTATGACAAATTAAGATTGCTTACAAAACCAATTATACCAGATGCAAAAGTTACATCTTTGACGCATAGTATTGCTACAACTACGATTTCGGGAACAAAAGAATCATCATTCAGAACATTATCATCGGGACAAACATATAGCTTCTCTGATGATGATTTGTATCAAGTTGGATATCGTAGAAAGAAAATGTTCAATGCGAATGATTTTACATTGAAATTGGAAATGACTACAACAAGTGATGCTGTTTCTCCAATATTTTCAATGGAAGCCGCTTCTGTAAATATATGGGAAAACTATATTGACAATGCAGAAATTAATTCTGAAGACTTCACTATCACCGCAACCGGCAGAGGATATAGCAATGCAAACGTAATTACAATTACAAGTACATCTGGCACTGGAGCAAATGCCAATGTGCGAGTTGATGGTAATGGTAATGTTATTGGAATTTATGTAACATCATCAGGATCTGGATACCTAGATGATTTTACTATTTCATATCCAGATACTGGCAATTCATCTACAGTTACATCTAACGCAACTATTGAATTGAATAGCGAATATGATTCTTCTGGTGGTCCATGTCTAGCACGTTACATTACTAAGCCAGTTCAGTTAGCTGATGGGTATGATGCTGGTGATTTGCGTGTATTCCTTGGCGCAAACAAACCTGGATCTTCGGAAGTTTCAGTATTCTTTAAAGTGTTATCGGATAGTGATGCGACTAAATTTAAAAATAGACCATATCAAAAAATGGTGTGTATTAATCCTACGGTAACATCATCACCAGATCCAGATACTTTCCGTGAATATGAATATCGCCCATCGGCTACAACAAATGCACTCACTTATACTGGAACAA